CTCCCCTATTCCACTTTTTCATACTGGCATCACTATCAAGTTTCTGAAATGGGATCTTCTTTTCTGCAAGACGCTGCTCGATCCGTATAAGGTCATGCTTGAACCAATATGCAATAAGAAGTGGCTTTCCGTTTGCTGATTCGATAATATCCTCCAGTGCATCCAGCTTTCTGTCATGAATGGGAAGAATACTCTCATCATCTGCATAGACTGCGCCATTTGCCATCTGTGATAACTTTCCGGAAAGAGATGCGGCATTTGCTGCTGTAATCTCTCCTTCTGGAAGTTCCAGAACAAGCTCTGCTTTCATATCTTCATACTTTTTCTTCTCCTTTTCGGAAAGATGCACCATATACTTCGTGTTTACCAGTTCCGGCATTTTCAAATGATCTGCTGCCTTCATGGAAATGGTAATGTCCGATATTTTTTCGTATATAGCATCTTCTGCTCCAGGAAGTGGCTTATAGCTGTAAACGATAGGACCATTCACCTTATCCGGCTTGAAATATGTATTTCTATACTGACCGATGAATCTTCCAAGCCTCACACCCATATCCAGGATTTTAAATTCCGCAAACAAATCCATCAGACCGTTGCTTGACGGTGTTCCTGTAAGTCCCACGATTCTTTTGACCTTGTGTCTTTCTTTCATCAATGCTTTAAATCTCTTTGCCTGATGATTCTTAAAGGAACTCAGCTCATCGATTACCACCATGTCGTACTCAAAGGGTTGTCCACTCTTTTCTATCAGCCACTGCAGATTTTCACGATTGATCATTGTGATGTCTGCTTGTTTTCTAAGTGCTTCCAGTCTTTCTTTTTCTGAACCAACTGCAATTGCAAAAGTAAGATTATGGAGATGATCCCACTTTTCAATTTCATCGGACCAGGTATTCCTTGCTACTCGAAGCGGTGCGATTACTAAAATGCGATGGACATCAAAGTAATCAAACAAGAGATTATTAAGTGCCGTCAGCGTGATAGTCGTTTTTCCTAACCTAAGCCCATATCAAGCAGTAATGCGGATATAGGATTTTTTTCGATAAATTCTACTGCGTATTTCTGGTAACTGTGGGGTATGAACTTCATTCGGCATCACCTCCTTCCATTTTTTCTAATTCCTTAATAAACCAATTTAACTCTGCATGGTGTTTCGCATGTTCAGATTGAGATGCAAAAATGACAATATTATCGGGTGTATTATTCCTTTTATTTTCATCACGATGATGAACGACTTCTCCTGGTTTAAGAGATCTTTTTAGGATTTTCTCTGCTACAACTCTGTGTTCATGTCTGCCATAATACTTTGCATAAGTGGTTCCATTGCCGCTGTCTAATCTTGAGTTGCGAATTTTCTTCCTTGTTTCAGGTGTCATTCGTGTAGGATTCAATCGCCTATTCAATTCTGACAGTGTCTTACCGATATTCGTGAAATCTTTCAATGAATCATATTCTTTAGGATTCTTGGTTTTATTGCTGAAGTTCCATAAACATTCTCTTGAACAAAATAGATGTCTTTTCCCACGGATTTTACATTCTAGACGTTCAAACTCCTTGCCACACCAATCACACCGAATTTTTAATTTCATGAATCACACCTCCAATCTGTTCTGTTCCATCAATGACATATACTCGGAATCCAAGTCCCATCAAAATTTTGTGCCTTGCGACCTGTAAAGGCCTCGGTTTCTGCCCCGGAGCTTTCAGTTCTGCAAAAGCGATCTTGCCTTTCGGAAGAAGAATAATTCTGTCCGGCATTCCTGAATATCCAGGAGATACAAACTTCGGACAAATACCGCCATTCCTTTTGACTTCTGCCACAAGTCTTTTTTCTATTTCTTTCTCTCTCATAAATACCTCCAAAAATCGATCAAGGTGCAGGTCTGTGCATATCATTTCTAAAACTTTATATATAGTGATTTTTTTCAAAAAATCTGCCCTAAAGGGGTTTTATATATAGACCTTCTCCGACCTGCACCTTTTTGTTATCAGCTATCCAAAAAGTCCGATTTTAAGCGGATTCCACGCACAATGATGCCTGCCTTGGTCTTCTTTCTTTCAAAACCTGCATTTTCAAGAGCCGCATAAAAATCAGTGGTACTTCTGGTGTATTCTCCCGTCCTTGCACAGTAAGAACGATACTCTTGATAGAATTCACCTGACTTCTGCGTGTATGTGATGTCTACTTCACAGCATTCCTCAGCAAAAGCAGAAAGCCAGTCATTATTCTCACGATACTTGTTGATGGCAGCTTCCACTACTATCGGAGTTTTCAGCTTGTACCTATTTTTTATGGCTTTTTCTGCTCCATCAATGATCCATGAAAGCACAGCACCTCCTGCTTTCTCGTAAAGGAAGTCCGCATAGTTTTTCCTGTCGCTGCTTCCTGTGATTTTGGCATTAAAGGGTATCACAATAAGCCTTCGCCAGATACCATCATCATTAGCTCCCACCTTTGGAAGATGATTGGTATATAAGACGAGGGTGTGTGTCGGCACGTATTTGAACGGATCCTTATATTTCTTTTCAGCTGTTACTTCATCGGTGGAACACAGCTGTTTTACAATGGAAGTGTTCAGCCTCATACCTTCTTCCAGTTCAGCAGCAATGACCAGTCTCTTACCTTTCAGCTCTGCCATCTCCGGCTTTACATTACGCTTGCAGCCTACGGTCAGCGCATCGGCGGAGATCGTTCCACTATACGTTCCAAGCACCCTGGCGATGGTATTCCAAAAGGTACTTTTACCATTACTTCCTTCTCCGTATGCAATGACCAGCGCCTCAACATATACTTTTCCAATGGCAGAAAGTCCCACGATCTGCTGCACATATTCGATCAGCTCCTTATCACTGCAGAAAAAGCTGTCCAGTGCATTAAGCCATAGATCCATGCCATCAGTACCTGGAGAAACTGCTGTTATCTTTGTGATTAGATCTTCTGCCGCATGTTCCTTACTCCTTCCGTCCCGCAGATCATATGTAGCACTCGGAGTATTTAGCAGAAACTCCTGACTGTCAAAATCAGTGATCTTCTTAAGGAGCATTGGTTTTGCCGCCTGCAGTGCTGATGTCACGAACTTCATATCTCTTCGCTTCATCACAAAAGCATAGTATTTCGATGCCATCATAAATTCCTTGAACGCTTTCTCACTGCTTTCGTCAATGACTTTTTCCAATGCTTTACCACCTGCCATTACTGTTTCTTTATCAACACCTGCATCCAGGAGCATTTTCTTTGCTTTCTCTACAGCTGCTGTTGCTTCTTTTAACTGTTCATCTAAAAACTCCTCACATGCACCCACCGCCAACTGCTTGGACTCTACCCAGTGCGTACCGTCATATCGCATATAATCTGTGGAGTCGGTAAATGCAAGCTCACCGGCATACTCACGAGACAGTACCTTTGCCTGTCCGATATCCGAATAATCATCAGGTTTCAGACTAAAGCCCTTATTGAACTCTTCCGGTGATACATAGCCAACCTGTGCCTGCACCTTCTTTCCAAACTTCACAGCACTGCTCCAAATCAGAGCAAGTTCGCTGTCTTCCAATGGCGGATTACAAAGCTGTGCCTTCTCAAGATAAATATCATGCGCCTTATCTGTATTGCCGTATCTCTTAATCAGTCTTCCGGCAATATGACTCATGGTGCTGTTTCTGAAACCTTCAGCAATGCCCTGGGAAGCGCGGTCATATTCTGCAAAGTCCATCTCATCCAAGAACTCCTCAATGGTTCTGCTTCCTTCATGCCAAACAATATCAGCCGGAGCATGGCCAAAAATAAATCTTGCTGCGTCCAGTGCGTTATCATCAAAAAATGGTGCTATTTCCTGCAGTCTTGTCTTAATTCCTGCTACTTCATCAGCACTTGTGATTTTGCTGTGAGGAAAGTAAATATGATGTCTCGGTCTTGCAGATCTCTTGCCCTTCACCTTTCCATCATTTCTGCTTGGAACTAAGATGAACGATACATCCGGGAAGAGTTCTTCATATTTTTCTGCAGTAATCCAGTCCTTTGGATCATCACTATGATCGTTGTCACAGTCCATCACTTCTACATCAGAAGACAGAAAATCATCAATGGAACGGTGGCAGTTTTTGAACTCAGCACATACATGGTCACGAGAAATGACTGCAAGCATATCCTCCTTGTTTTCTATCTCTGCCTTATTGGGATACAGGGCATTGGCAGGATTCCCTACACAATTTGCTGAAAATATTGTTAGCTTCATCTCTTAGCCACCTCCATCGTTTCTGTAAAATATCTGATCTTCTTTCCACGTCTTTCGGCAAGTGCTATCTCACGAGCCATGCCTTCTGAGATATCGTCTCCGAATATCCACATTTCTTGGCACTTTCCTACCAGTACATAATTAATGGTATGAGTTGCCAGGTATCTTTCTTCCGGATTGCTGTCATCCATAAACTGCGGATATAAAAGATGCGGAGCAATGGGGATTGCCTTACTCTCAATTGCAAAGCGAGAGTACTGTCTTGCCTTTTCGACATTCTTTTCTGTATCCCCACGATACGGACTGCAGATATATACGAGCGGTCTGAACCCATCCGGCTTGTACAGATTGGCAGTTCTCTTAGCTGCCCTTTCCTCTTTTTCTATTGTTTTCAAGGCTTCATAAGTGGTTGGATCATGATAGCCTTCGCTGTTGTATTTACTGATTGCCATCCATTTCTCCTCCCATGATTCTTCTCGTACAGTTTTCACACAGCACTGCTGTTCCAAAGAGATCGCTGTCACTATCGCTTAAGATTTCCTGCAAATCCACCTGTACCTCAGAACCACAATGCGGGCATCTGCAGAATACATTCTCATCATTGATTTCGATGTTGACTTCCACTGCGTCTCCCATCATCTCTTTCACATAAAACATAGCGTTACCTCCATTTGAAAAATTTAAGGGTCCATGCCCTCTGATAGTGAAAGGACATGAACCCTCGTTTTAAGTACCGCTATATCAATCTTTTTTATAAAAATCACATTCGTATCCGTCTGCACGAAGAAGAAGTCCAGGTATCCAAGGTGGTGTTCTTCCCATCTGCTCGCAGATAGCATCAAGGGATACATCCTTGCTGCATTCAATAATAAGTTCATCATGCACGTGGCCACAGATAAAACAATGGGATAACGTTCTCATCGCATAGGCAAGAATATCTCTGCTGATTGCCTGGACGATGTTCTCCACAAATTTAGGACCATAACTTTCGATCTGCTCCCATTTCTTTGTTCCTCCGATGCCTTCATAGACTACAGACTCACTTCCAAACTTATTGACTCCCATCTTTGGTTTCACATAGGAAAGTCTTCTGCCGCTCGGAAGTTCAATGAACAGCATCCCACTTTTATAATAAAAATGGATGCCGTGTGTTTCTGTCTCCATGCGTTCACGGATAGTCTTTTTTACACATCGATCAACCGCCCACCAGAACTGAACGATATTCGGATTCGCATTTCTCCAGGAATCTACAAGTGGCTGAAGTTCATCTTCTGTCAGCCCCATCTCGATTGCTCCCATTGCAGTTAAGGCTCCCACAGATCCTCCGTACCCGAGTGCGAGTTCCGCAATCTTACCTTTTTGTCTCAGTTCCCCGTTCACACCATGCTTTTCCACTGGAACTCCAAACATGGCAGATGCAGATGCACAATAGATGTCTCCATTATTCTTAAAGACCTCACTTCTCCATTCTTCCGTTGCCAGGTAAGAAAGCACTCTTGCTTCAATGGCAGAAAAGTCGGCCACTACAAATTTCATTCCTTCTCTTGGTACAAAGGCTGTACGGATCAGCTGTGATAAGGTATCCGGGATATCATCATATAAGAATTCCATTGCTTCGTAATTTCCACTCTTCACAAGTTCTCTTGCTTCCCTTAAGTCCGGCAGATGATTCTGTGGCAGATTCTGCAGCTGAATCATTCGTCCCGCCCATCTGCCACTTCGGTTTGCACCATAAAAACGAAACATTCCTCTTGCCCTGTGGTCTTCGCAGACAGCATTCTCCATTGCCTGGTATTTCTTTACAGAAGACTTGGCAAGCTGCTGTCTGATTTCCAATACTTCACGGATATGTGCAGGAGTACTTGCAATCAGTTCTTTCACTGCCTTCTTATCAAGGCTATCTGCTTCGATGCCATTTTCCGACAGCCATGCTTTCATCTGCATGACACTATTTGGATTGTCGATTCCTGTCGAATGTTGTATCTTTGATGTCAGCTTATCCTTGGAATGTTTGTCAAATACAATCGCATTTTTAGCAACTGTCATATCAAGAGCAATACCCCTATCGTTGATTTCCTGGTCAAGCCAGAACTCCTCCCATACAAAATCCGGTACCGGAAACTTCGACAATCTCCCCTGGATGGATAATTCCACCTCAACATCGCGGATGTTATATTTTACAAAGGCATCCCACTTTTCTTTATCGTGCTTTGGAAGGTTTCTTGTTCTTCCGCCATTTACCTTGGTAGGCTTACACGGCACACAGAAATAACGGATGAGGTCTTTACCCTCTTTCAGCTTCTGTTCCGATAATCCCAGTACCTTGCCGGCACCTTCCAAGGATAACGGCAACCCCATATAGGCAGACCAGGTCATCGTACATTTCCATGAAACCGGAGACAGATAATCTCCCACCGTATCTTCTGCAATGCTGTAGCTTATGAACTTCTGCGGATAATATCTTCTCAGATACTCCGACAGACAGATTCTTTCAAACTGACTGTTAAACGCCCACTTTGTAATCTGCTCATTTGTGAGTGTAGCTAAAATCTCATCTGGGATTCGTTCTCCCTGTGCCAAATCAACCACCTGCACTGCCTGTTCATCTGCCGAATATCCAAACAGCAAGATTTCAAAATTTGGAGACTGGACATACTTATACACACCACACTTCTGCAGTTCCACATCACTATATGTTTCCAAATCAATACTGATATTTTTCATTCTGTCACCATCCTAAAAAGCAAGGCGGCAAGATTGCTCCTGCCGCCCCACCGTCATTTCATATACTTGTTTTTACTTGAAATCGTTCATTCTCTTTTCGTGATATTCAAGGTCTCTTTTATCCTTTTCAACCTCTCTCTTTTCACGTCTGCGCTCATAAAGCAGGTTCTGAATCGATGTGATCAGAAACGAAATGCTGATGCATGACCATACTGCGAGCAATACGATTACCAAAATTGCCTGTGCTGTTTCCATGTGTTGTCACCTGTCCCTTTCTTAAGATAAGAAATCATCATCGTCATCAATTGCAAAATCGTCCTCTGCTCTGGACTTACCACCAAGAGGCTCACCATCGGCAATCTTCTGCAGATTGTTAAGACCACAAGCGATGCCCTTGTTTCCGTTGGAGTTGAAGGCATAGAAGTTGATGCTGGCACGGCCATAAACACCACTGTATACTTCAGAGCGTTCAAGGATAGGCTGACGGTCGGCATCCACGATACCAGGTGCAGATGCGGAATTGGCATTGATGAAGTAGCTGTCTGCATAAGCTGCATCATCTGGGCGTTCCAAATCTCCGTCTCTGAGAGGTGTTTTTAATATCTTGAGAGAAGGTACGGACTTGCCGTTACCCTTAAGCTTGAACTCTCCTTCCTCATACGCAGCCTGAATAGCTGCTTCAATCTTCTTGACAGTTGCTACATCAGACTTCGGAATGATAAGGCTCACGCTGTACTTCGGTGTGCCGCCATTGATTGACTTCGGATCCCATACGTTCGCATAACTCCATCTTGTCTTAGGTCCTGTGATTACTTTAGTTGGGTTCTTATAATTGTTTGACATATTAGTTGTCCTCCTTAAAATCGTTGATTGCTGTATTTTTCATTGCCGGACGCTTATCCGACATAGGTACTAAAGTTGGCTTGCCCTGTGGTTTCTCAATTAACCCGGAGAGCAATTCCTCAAATTTGGTTTTGCCGAGCATCTTTGTCATAGCTGTAATGCCGATGACCTTTTTCTCATACGGATCATATCCGGCACTCTCAACCTTATCCGCTACGGCTTTATCATTTACATACTTACGGTTGGAACGGCCTTCGACCAATTTCCAGTCTTTCCATTCCTTACCGCTGACTGCCTGTTGAAGAGCATATTCTTTGATGTCTCCCACCCAGGATACCAGCTCGTCTGCTTTTGCAAGAATGACCTCTATTTCATCATCTTCAAGGCTTTCTGGCATCTCAAAATCATAACAAGCAAGTTCCAGGTTGTATTCGGCTCTCTTTCTGCAGATAGCTTTGACCTTACAAAACTGACAATGACTTCCGGCTTTGTATTCGCCCTCACCCTTTGACGCCAGTTGTGCTGTCGGTGCGAGTGTTTCTTCTGCCCAGGAAAGCAATGCTTCCTTGGAGATTGTAAAGGTGCTGACGTGTTCCCTTCTTGGCTGAAAGATGGTCATCGTAATCTCCTTGATGTCATAAATCCCATCAAAGATAGATAAGGCACCCAATGCATAGCACATCATCTGTGGATTGTTTTCTGCATCTACCAGAATGCCAACACCATACTTAAAATCAATTACGGTCAGCGTTTCGTCTGCAACAATGACACAGTCTCCGGTACCAAATCCATCCGGCACCCACTGTGAGAAATCCAAGTGCTGTTCGATAAGAACAATCGGATCGTTGCATCTTTCTTTTGCTGCAGATAACTGCTCCATCACATACTGTGCATACATATCGGTGCAGTCTGCCATCTCTTCATCAAAGAAGGTAAGATCCTCTACCGGGTCTTTGGACTGCTGCCCCAGTGCTGTTTTCAGCTTATGTTCGCAAAGCGTATGAGCGTCTGTTCCCTGCATCGCAAATTCGCTGGGCTTGTCCTTTTCCTTTGCACAAAGAAGTGCTGATGGCGGGCAGGCAAGCCACCTGTGACTGGAAGATGCAGAAAGTACTGCGTGTTTATCCGGCATTTCCAATCACCTCCACTTCAGCAAGGAGTGCTGCATAATCCTTCGCATCCACATCTGACAGTTTGCTGACACCACGCTTGGTAAGAAGTGCTTTGACTTCTGCCGTATATCCCTTACGAGACTTATCCGCCATAACTGCCCTTACATCTTCCAAGGAAAGAGTTTTTTCTTTCTTAGGTACCTTCGCAGGTGTTTCTTCAGTAACCTTCGTCTTCGGCTCTGTTTCTTTTGCTTCTTCTGAACCACTAAAGAGGTTCTTCAGATCTTCGGAGATACCGATGAGTGTGTTACCACATCTGTTCAGTTCTTCGATAAGCTGTGATAATTCGCTGACCTTTCCCATTTGGATTTCCTCCTTCCCTGGCTTTTTCCTGTTTGCTGAGTGTATTCAATTTCTCAGCAAGTCTTTTTGACACTACACTGATGGCAACAAGCGTATCGATAAGCTCTGTATCAAGCTGATTGCTGTCGCACTTTTCAGTGCAGGTCCTGCATCTGATTGTCATATTTGACACCGTCCTTTCCGAGTGGCTTTACTGCCTCTCTGACAGTGAAAGGACATCCGGTTCCGGTTTAAGTACCATTTCGATAAAAATTTTTGAAAAAAATCTGCGCACCACAGATATTGAAAATGATGAGCAGACAGAATGTTATTCAAAATCTTTCAGTCTTGTCTTAAGCTGAACCATAACCTTCTTTTTTCTCTTATTGACACCCTTCTGTGATAAATGAACGACCTCTGCAATCTGCTTCTCTGTTGCACCATCACCGAACATCTTCATAATGGTGCGGTCCATCTCTTCCAGTTCATCAAGTGCAGCATGAAGTTCAGCAATCATCTCCTGCTTTATAAGGTTAGCTTCCAAATCGACTCCATCGGATACTTCGTATTCCGTACTCTCATAAAGCTGATCCAGTGATACTGGCTGCATTTTGCTTTCGTCTTCCTGTTTGCTTGCTCTCTTTCCCTGCTTGTCCTCTCGCCACAAAGGTCTCATGTACTCTAGGTACTGTTCCTTTGTTGCCGGAATCATAATGGCGCGAACTGTGCGATGCCCAATCTTGGTCCATACTGCATCGGTTGATAAATCAAAACCATTCGCAATAAAGAATTCCTTCGATGTTTCATTTACTTCCATAGGGATGTAATACTGCTTTTCACTTTTTGTCTGTAAATTTTCCATTGTAGATCCTCCTTCGATCTGAAATCGAAGTGAGAATCCACACGGAACTTCCCATAAATATTGGCCATAAGAATGAATCCTCACTTCTTAAATGGCCAACCGTCCCAGTGGGTTGACTGTTATTAATCTGTTGCTGTCTCTCGGCTCTGGGCATCCTTGATCAGGGGATGAACCTTAAGACAGGTTTTGAGTGTCTGGCACTCAGATGAAGTTACGAAGGATTTGCAACCTCATCTCGGTGTCAGATGTTTCTATACTTATTACTTCTCCATTTGGTTTTTACTTTTAATGAAAAAATCACGCTATTGAATGGAGAAGTATATAGGTTAGGTCTTTTGGCTTGGTTTCTTCCAAGCAACAAAAAAAGGCCTGACAAAATACAGGTGCTTTTAACACCTATACTTCGTCAGGCCTTGCTCGCTACGACATTAACTATCGTGCGGCGATTCGCTCAGTACGAACTCTCTGATTACGAAAGCTAACAGCTATCACAGATTTACAAAGTGGACATTTAATCTTAATGATTCCTATTGTTTCTTCTGGATCTGCGTCAAACAATCGTTTATTTTTACAACATGGACAAGCCACATGCACTTCATGCATTTATATTCGCCTCCCGTAAGAGGCCAGCCAAAGGGAAAGTCAAACCGACCATTATAATTTCATTATCCTTTGCACTTGTTCCGTGACCTAATCCTAATGTAGCGATGATTTATTATATCGAACATTTGTTCGCTTGTCAATCTATCGTTACTGTTGCAAAAGCTCTGACGAAGTGTATTTACTCCCTTCCGGGAGGGGCAGGCGGATTGTTCAAATTCTTCTCTGCCCACTTTTTTGTTGACCTATTTTTTCTTAGGTCTAGCCTGTGACAACGCACTTCCAGCTACGGACTTTGATGTCTTGCTGTAACGACCGTCACGAAGAACTTTGCTTGCTTTTGAAGCTACCGGACGTGAAGTCTGTTTTGTGTTCTTAGCCATGTCGCATCCCCCTTTCTACAGACTTTCTTGTTATACACCAAGAAATCTGATATAATTTACAGTAAAGATGTATTTAATGAGATGAATCTCATATCCAACTTCCTTACATGCACATAATACCAATTTGGCATCTTTGAAATTCGGATTCCACGGATGCTCTCGGATGCACTCGGAAGTTTGGAAATATTAGGTAATTGCGAAACAAGTCCGCAATCCTGACTGAAAACAGGCGAAGGCTCCTGTCATGCAGGATTCTTGGGATA